TGCAGTGATAGTAAGAGTATCGCTTGTTGCGTCACCGATGTTGACAGATCCATTAAACTGTGCTAGACCTGTGGTTGACTGATTCGCAAAGTTACCCTTAACAGTAATCGTGTCTGTCGATGCGTCACCTAAATTAACAGCACCATTCAAATTGGTTGTACTGCTAACAGTTAGCGTACCACTTGTGCTAATATTACCTGTTGTATCTGCTACGGTAAACGCACCGTCAACATCAATACCACCGTCAAGTGAAGCAAGACTGCTTGCAGTGATACTAGCAACAGTCGTTGTACCGTTAGCATTGAAGTTACCAGATACACCCAATCCACTGAATGTGCCTGCCCCACCATTTGTGGCATCTGCCCATACAGTTCCCCACTTACGAGTGGTTGAACCAAGATTACCTGCCGCGTCTGTGACAGGAATAAGGGATGCCGCAACACCTTGCGATGCACCAGTTGCAACAGAAAGGATATCTGTGTTCAGTGTGCCATCAAAATAACCATCTCTCCATTCGGTGCCGCTTGCACCAATGTCGTATGTGTCATCAGTTCCCGGTAAGATGTGACCGTTGGCAGTGATTGCATTTGATTGAATATCGCCACTGAATATCTTACCGTCTGAGTTAATAAATGCAACACGACTGTTTGCTGAGTCTGCAATGGTAAATGCAGAATCCCCTGCCGCATCGACAAGATTGACGTAGAGATCTGAATCACCTGCCGTAACATCTTTTGCCAGATACATATGGACACGATCAACACCACTACCAAAGATTAAGTGTGTCGAGTCACCATTGTCATTAAAGGTTGTATTCGCGCCCGAGAGGATGATGTGTGCAGAGTTAGTTGACAGATCACTAACATCGCGGAGAGTAAATGCTTTGAAGTCTGGAGTGTCGCTTTGAGTACCAATACGTAAGAACTGCCCTTGACTACCACCTGTTACGCGGAGTCGAGAAACATCACCGAGAATAACACGATCAGCACCTGATGTAACGAAATCGACATTACCAGTAAATGTAGCATTAGCAGATACGATAAGTTCTGATGCATTGATTGTCGTGTTTGATGCAATAGTTAAAGCACCACCAGTTCCACTTGTTGTGTTACCGCCTTTCAGATTAGAGGTTCTGAGATTGGTAGCACTAAATGTACCTGATACATGACCATTACCTTTTGCGGCACCTCCACGTTGTGCAGATCCTGCGCGAGTAACTGTGACTACGTTATTAGAAATAACCGTGGCGGCAAAGTTGGTGTTCAACCGCCACGAGTTAAAACTATCGCTGAGTGTGGTATTTGCGACTGATACTGTCATTTATCTACTCTATCTAATAGTTGATACAGAAGTGCTTTGACTTCAGAAATTTCTTCTTTAACTGCATCTAACTCACCGAGTTTTTCTTGCAGTTCCCATTGCTTTTTACGTCTCATCTTGTATTTATCAAGCGCAGATAAGTCGGTATTCAAAATCGCATTGGATCGAGAGTCTCTTACGAGACCTTCAACACCTTCTATTTTCAACTTCTCTGGTTTCATCATTTTTGTAACGCTATTGATCTCAAGTCATTGACGAATGGCACCAACTGAGTGCCAGAAGCAGTCATCACAATCTTCAACTTATACGTCTTAAATGTCTTATAGACCGCACCGTTTGAATCATTGTAACCAACGATGTTACTATCGCTAGTATCCAACAGTGCCGTATTCAGAGACGAGTTTGCCAAGAAGTTCTGACCATCAGTATTCGCTTGGAATGTGTACTCAAATTCTCTGAAGTTAGTTCCATCCAGTCCTTCCGAGAAGGTATTACTTGCAGTGACCTGTCTCAGTTGCGACCATACTTTGTCATTCAATCCTTCGGGATCTTCAGCATTTAGAATCTTCGCATAGACCGTGATGTTAGTTCCAACAGGTTTGTAAGCATTCAAGTATATGAGAATGTCTTCTGCGTCCTGCCCATCTGCCAGTTCAATAGTCTTGGATATGTACCGAGCAGTTGCGCTACCTGTATCCGTCTCTTCGTTAGTCGTGAGGTTATTGATTTGGTTATGAACCCGAATCGCATTCGCACGAGAGAGATCGATGATTGGCGTTTCTGTATTCTTACTTGTGGAGAGAGTTCCCTTCAAGGTAAGAGTCTTCGTAGATCCACCGACTGCAGTCAACGACTGTTCGTTACTTACAGAGTAGATCTTCTTAGGAGCATCTGTGAAATCATTGCCCTGACTCAGATCAACATTGACATAGGAAGAATTGATTACACCCGAGGTTGATGTCGTCCTTGCAGACCATGCCGCACCAGTACGTGCTGTTTTGATCTGTGGAATCTTAGGAACGAGCGTATTCCATTCCAAGTCTTCCAATGAAGTGCTACGCAACGCAGAACCAGAACGCTGTCCACGCAACCAAGTGTTGTTGTTTGCGAAACCGTATGGTTGACCACTCATGCCCGTATGCTGAGTTGTAACTACATCCGTTACATGCAACTTCTTGTTCGTCACATCGACGAAATGCACCTTACCCGTTGCAGTGTTTGCAGTGAAGGATGTGGTATTACCAATAAATGCCGCATCAGCACGAGAAGCACTGTTGAGATACAGGTTATTTGTATTGGATGAAGATGATGTTGGGAAGTCTCCGAACGCATCGATCTTCACTGTGACTGAACCAGATCCACTTGAGACAATCTGACGAATCGTACCGTTCGCATAGTTTGCACTGAGTGTATTTGCAGACTCTTTCGAGAAGAGAATGTCACCCACCGATACAGAGTCATTGTTTGAGAATGTCAGCAACGATTCCGCACGAACAGTTTCACCGATACGCAGAGTACCAGTTAGGTTGTCGTAGTTCATGTAGTCCATACTATCATTTTCGATGTACACCGTACCAGTGACGGTTGTGTCATACGACGCACGATACATTGTGAACATCAAGTCTTCAGACTGAATCGGATTCCATGTATTATCGTTAGCAGATGTGAATAGGACACCCGGATATGTTTGCTTCGGAATGAGAAGACCAGTTTGAGTATCTTCACCACCAATTTCTGCAGTCCATACTGCGTACTCATCCGAGTTACCACCCGGAACAATAACCATCGCATAGTCCACATTGTTTAGTAGATATACTGGGTTATTGAATGTGAATGTGGTTTTCTGCGAATCTTTATTTGCCGCAGTACCATCCCATATATTGATATCACTTGGGTTGAGTGTCTTCTGACCATATGGTACAATAGTTGCCACAGGGAAACCAGTTTCCATTTCGCGAATCTGAAGAGTGATTGGAAGTGTGCTTGACTTACGTCCAAACCACAAATCGATCTTGGTGATGTGAACACCATCGGTTGCACCAGACACGTTGACAGCAAACGATTGTGCGATTGGATCCCACCAACCACGGTCACCATCTGCTACTGTATGCCATGTTTGTTGCTCTACCACGACCTCTTTAGAAATCTGTGGATATACCATGTTGACTGATGCACCGCGCTGAACGATATCGAGACCCTGTGAAGTAAATGAACCGATACCTGTAGTAGTCTTCAGATTGATTTCGGTGATAGGATCAGCAATGTCCATCAACTTAAACTCTTTGGTTCCAGATCTGAACTTGAAGTCGTCGTCATTCGGTAGTCTGAATAATCCATAGACCGTGCCGAAAGAGTTGGTGACCAGTGCATCTCCCTCTTCACCTGTTGGGTTGAACGATGAATCTGTTGGAGTACAGTAACCAGAGATCTTCTCATTATCAAAGTATGCGTACACTCGCGTGTTCGGGCGTAGGCGTACACCCGTGAACTGAATCTCAATCGAACGCATATAATGGCGCATTGAAACGTCTGTGATAAAGTTCCCAAAACTAACATTTTCACTAACAGTTTCTACAGAATAGGTTGCTAGTTCGCGTTCCCGCTTTCTCCCGATGACTTCCCATTCGCCAAAAGTAGAACCATCTACAAGTCCAGTGAACTCTGCCAATTCTTGTAATGCCGTACCAATACCTTCAAAGTCAACTTGGACATCAGGCAGAGTCGTAATGTCTGGTGTATTGTCTGCTTCTGGATTGAGCAATACTTGACCTCGCCAGTTGAACAAAAGTTCTTGTACTGGGTTGCGTAGTTTAGTTGCGTATGGTTGATCAATCAGCGTTGCATGAGTATATGGTAAAGTGACCAGATCACCAGTTTGAGTAACATTTGATGAAGTCAGTCCTTTATCTTTTGCTAACTTGACATCGCTCCGCTTGAACGTTGATCTCAACACACCACGATTCTTATCGATTGCCGCACGATAGTTGCGATTTGTAGTGTCGGCATTCTGGTGACCAGTGAAGTTATCCACAAAGAAACCGTTCTTAAATCGGTCAAGACCAGAATCATTGAACAACTGCTTATTCTGAGTTTGTGCTTCAAGCATGTTCAGAGTTGAATAGTATTCAAGAGTCTTAATACGCTGATCGAGTCCTCGTAAATCCTTCATAGTGTATCGTCTATTATTTTCTAGATTCATACGAACCTGATACTCTGGACGATTATACTCTTTACCTACATGAGTAGACAGTGAAGGATAAGGAGGAACTTCAAGGATTGCTAAAGTCATTGACCCCGCAGGTTCAAGAGGAGTTCTTGGATTAAGTGCAGGGATTCCCTTTTCAACAAGGAATGTTCCTCGCTGAGAAACGAGCACTCGGTCAACCCTTGGTAGATAGTATTGAATGTCTGCTTGGAAGTTCTCGTTTGGCGTTGGGTTGTATACTCCATAGTTACCAGTATACTCAAACGTGGTTGTGACTGCAGGGTTAGTTGGCGCAGATGCTACCGTACCTGTGCCTGATGGAGTAACAACATTTGTTTTCTTTGGACGGAAATCGATACAGTCGCGCAAATCATATTTAATGCCTGTAGTAGGCGACTGATAAACAGGAACTGTTTGCGTAACGATAGTGGTTGCCGCTTCTGGGGTGTCGTCATCAATGATATCAGCATATGAATCAAATGTCAAGAACCCGTAACCAGTAGAGGTATCACGTCCAAAGTAGTTGAACTTAACCATCAATCCATCGTTTGCAGTGAGAGATATTGAAGAGTCATCTCTCAGTTTCAAATACGAGGTATCGTACATGGTGTCTTTCTGACCAGTGACAATCTCAAACTGATTTGTCACATCAGTATCCGTTGTCGCGACTGTAGTGTTTGCACCCTTATAAACAGCAACCAACTGGTATGCGTCAGACACACCCAGTGACCACGGTCCAGTTCTGTTAGCAGAATGCGACCCTAAGTTGACGTGAATAAACTTGTTCTTAAATACAGTTTTCTTCGTTGGATTAGCAGAGGTACGCAGAACATTGTAGTAGATCTCTGCAGTGAATCCATCCGCAGTAGTACGCCCCACATCAATACTGAGAGTACCTTCAACTGCTTCAGTATAACTACCTACAGTTTGAGTATCCCAAATATAACCTGTTGGGTAATATATACGATGAGCATTAGATGCGGAACTAAACGTTGCGAGTGCCGTATTCTCAAGCACCATTACAGTGTTGCTTGTAATAGAAGCAATATGACCAATCACTGTCCAAGTCGATGAGATCTCAACCTGTAACAGATCACCAACCTGATACTCTGTGGTAAATGATGTACCAGAACCCGTAACGGTAGTTCCTGAGATATCAGTAATGTTACCCGTCAAAGACGCAGAGTTTGTGGCAGTCTTTGAGATGATAATATAGTTTCGCTCGTCGGAGTTTGCAATAGACACACCACCGTCGTTGAAATCTTCAGTACCGCCCGGGGCAGTGTTACCCACTGTGATAGAACCAGTACCATCAGTTGCAATAGATACGGCAGACAGACGCTTACGGACAACCCATTGAGTGTCAACCGTGTCGCTTGAATCAGCATACTTCTTCGTGCCAAAGAAACCGTTCTTGAAGACTGCTTTTGCTAGACTTGGTTCTTTGAGGACTGCTTTACTGCTTTCCAATACGCAATCAGCAAATGAGTCAACTCCTGATCCACCACTATTTTCAATGAAGAGGGTCTTCACATCAGTAAATGCACTACCTGCGTCCATCTGAATATCAAGGAGATATAATCTGAACTGACCAGTTGGTGTACCCTTTGTACCGTTGTGCCATTCAAATCCACGCAGTTTCGCAGTACCAATCTGAGTACCCGCGCCAAGTGATGCAGTCGCAGAGTAAGTACCTGCCGAAACTGAGTTCTGTGCTGTGTCGTGAAGTTCTACCTCAACGAGTCCGTCAAAGTTCCATACCCCAGACACCTCGTCACAGATAACATAGTTACCCATTGCTTGAGAGATTGCAACACCATCGGCAGTATCGTAGTCTGTCGCTTTATCGACATCTACATAAGATGCACCATACTGTTCCACCCTAAAACCGTTGACATAACCACGTCCCTTTTCTACTTCTGCCACCAACTTATTAGTGTTACCGCCTTCTGCAGATGTATAGCGTCCAAGACTACGAGTCTTTTTGAGGTGCTCACGAATACGAATGTTGAAAGGATCAGTAACATAGTTACCGTTTGTGTCGTATGCCTGAGATGCAATGTACTTACCAATATCCGAATAAGTAGTATCTTCGTTGCGCTGTTCTACCGAACCATCATTGATTGTGGCGATCTGGAAGAAGTTATCTGTGTTAGCATAGTTATAATCGTAGACTGTTAGAGTAGGAGTCAACTTGAGTCGTGCCGCACCCGGTGCCGCGTAGTTAGTTGATCCAGTTGCATTATCTAACAGTGATGAATCTTGGTTGGAATCGACAATCGATTCGATAGTACGAATACCAATCTTCTTAGAAGGAGTATGGGTATACTTACCGACGATAACAGACTGAGATGCCACACGAATAAAGTTACCTTTGTGGTACACGATACCGTCAGTGATACCACCTTTCAGACCAAGACCCGTTGAATCGGAGTCAATTGCAACGGCATTGGTAAGAATCTCATTGTTGGAGTAACGCTTGACGTTAAGAGTCTCGCCATCGGTAAATGCTTTGGTTGTGTTGTTCGCACCAGAGTTTGTGTAATGCACAAACATAGTCAAATAGTTCGGTGCGGCAAGTTCAGAACCCTCTGCGACATCTGCAAGACGAGCAGTCACACCAGAGGTAACACCAGTGACAATGGCATTGGCAAGACGACCATTCTCATAAAACTCTCCGAGCAAGAGAGTGCCACCAGAAGGACGATTGTCCTTTAATTTGACATAACCGATAGTATCAGTGGAAAGACCGCACCCTGTGATGACAGTACCATCAACAAGAATCTCGTTTGCAAAACGCTCTATCTGGTTCTGCAAAACAGATTGGATTTGAGTCAGTTCTCTTGCTTGAACTGCATATCCGGGACGAAAGAGAACTCGATGAAAGTTCTTGCTCTCTGTAAAGTCGTCAAAATAAGGACTTTGATTAAGGTTGGTTTCTATTGCCATTACTCTGCCTTGCCTTTAGAAATCTAGTACGATTTTAATATCTTCGGTTTGATCTGGGTCACGTGTGACTGCCTGTACGTTCTCGACAAATAATATCTCGCCTGAGAAGGTGTTTGCCTCGGGACCTTTGATCTGCTCAACTGTAGCGATTTCTGTCTCGCTTGTACTCTTTAGAATGATATCGTCCTTTGTAAAAGGAATGTTATCAGCATATCCGTCTACACTATTTATATAGACAGTGTAGAAAGATGGGTCAGTTTGTGTCTCATCATCACGAATATATACAATATTAGCATTAGCACCCTTCACAGCATTAGCAAGTGCTTCATTTGCACGTCCTGTTGGAGACATATTCGTTACGAATTGTAGAGTGCCAAGTTCTGCCTTGAGACGTGTTCTCTCATTCGTAATAATACCACGTACTGCTAATGGGTTTTGTGGTGTTGATCCATCCATTTGATTATATGAAATAGTCAAACGTGTCGTCAATCGTAGTGTGCTCGGTGAATTGCTTGTGTTGGCGATTGATTGAGTGGTTACTGTGTTATTATTTGAATCAACCTTGAGGACAGGATCACGCAATAAAGCAACGGTTCTAAACTCTGTGTTGGATGGAATATAACCATTACCGTTTGCGGAGATGCCACTGGTATTGTTTATTTGTACGTTCAGAAGAACCTTATCAGCATACAATTCCCTTACTGGGTTTGAACCATGCCCACCTACTGGAGATATTATAACATTAGCAGTTGCCCCCAAACCATGAATACTGTTGGATGTAATGAGTGCATTGGCACGAGTATAACGTGAACCAGTATCAATCATGTTGATGTTTGCAACTGCGCCTGTTGAGGCGTTTAGAATGGAGTATGCTTTAGCACCACGACCATCGCCAATGATAGTAACAGTTGGTGATACCACGACTCTAGAATCAGTATTACACACAGTTGCAAATGCAGTGTTTACGGTTAGCGTTCTTGTAGATCCTTCGTAGTCGGTTACTCGTCTTAACTGTCCTGCACCAGTGCCTGATTTGATGTACACCGATGCACCATTATAGAAGTTATCGATTGGTGATGCTTCATTATCTCCTGCCGTTGATAGTGAGAGAGTAAACTTGCCTCCCGCGTCGACTACACCATTTGCAATTTGATGGTAACCAGAACCAGTTGCTACCGTTTCAACGACTTCAATCGAACCGTTCACTGCCGCATTCTGTACTGCCAACTGGCGATCAGATTCTATTGAACCATCCCCAGTGGTGATCTTCTTAACAGGAATATGTGCAGATGTCAAAAACTTATTTGCTTCACCGAGAGATATGGTGTATAGATATTTCCATGTGTATCCATCTGATGAGGTGAATGCTTGCGTAGAGAACCCTGTTGGTTTAACAGTTGATGCTCCACCCTGATTGTTGTATAGACACTTATAGACATTGTACTCATTAGTCATCACATAGAATTGACGATCATACATGTCGGTATCTGTGTCTCGATACATCGAATAGACTGTACCAGAAGTCCAATTATATCGAGGTGCTACATGACTCACATCTCCAGTAGTTACCTTTTTAGCACCAATCATTTCGCGATGAACCTGATAGTGGAGATGCTGTTCGTTATCAGTAGGATTCACTGGAGTCGGTTCATTGACATAGGGATAAACGTTGCCGATGGTCACATAAAGAATCGTAGAGTTCTTTGTGCTACGCCCGTCAGAAGAATTCATTTTCTTAATGAATGCTTCAGCGTTATTGATCGACAAATCTTTGGTTGCGTATCTATATGTTGCCATTAGAATGTTCCGTTATAGTAATATGCATTAGCACCAGAAATACTTGAGTTTGCCCATGCAATAGTAAGGTTTGCTTCAGTATCACTCGATACTATATTTAGGGGAATATTATAGAACTGATTATAGGCATATTCGACAACAATCGTATCATTGTTGGCGAATTCTGCAAGGAAATCTGTTCCACTACCAGTTACTGTGAAACTATCTTCAGTAACAGAGATAGTACCATTGGATACGTAACGCTTCGTCTTGTCAGAAGTAGACTCAACATTTACTGTCGCATTAGACTGAAGTCTGAATTTACCAAACAGTGCTTGACCTGCAGGATGCACTAAGTCCAGTGCAATGTCTCTAAACCGAGATAGAGAAACAGGAGATACGACCTGATAAGAAAATTCTTGATAGAAAGAACTGTCTTGAATGTAACCGCGTAGAGAGTCTAAGTGTGATCGAGTAGACGCATAGTACCCTTCTGCGTTAGCAGCACCTTGCAGATCTATCTTTACGGTTCCGCTTGTTGCCAGTGCTCTGTTTGTTTTTTCGATGATTACAATTTCGTTGTCACGATATGCAAAACCAGAGTCGATAACTCGCAATCCAGTGATCGTACCGTTAGCACCAACACCTGTGGTGACTACTGCATTCTCGCCCAATACCCCTCTATCTACTACAGACACAAGTCGTGCAGTACCAGTGCTCATCAGAGTGTCTTGTGCGGCAGAGTCATAAATTTTGAAATTGACGTGGTTATCACTGAGTCTGTAATTGATATTATTTGGTTTTCTCTGTAACTGATCTTGGAATATACGCACCGACATTTCATAAGTGCCGTTTGCATATTGAACAGATGAAATTGCTTGATTCGGCACACCCGTTCCTTTGACATCACCAGATGCCCCAGTGTTTGCTTGTGTTACTCTGTCATTGGTATCAAGGACAGTAAATGAGGAGTTCCCTGTTCCCCAGTTCACATCATCAGATTGAAGAGTCAATACGACTTCACCAATACCCAATGATGCGATGTCGTTCTCTCGCACACGTATAGTAGGAGCGATTGAATATCCTGCCCCACCAACAGGAAGAGACAGGGAAGCAATAGTACCAAACGTAGTTGCCTCAAAATTCAACGCATCAGACAGTTTAGTATAGATGTTTTCGATCTGAACATTAGAGGTGTTGAGTGCCACGTTAGCAATTTCGGTTACAGATCCAACCTTACGAATTGGTTCGTCTTCGATAAATGGTTTCAGTGGACCCGTGTCAAACTGATTCGTGAGGTTGGCAGAGGTATTAGCAGAAACAGTGAGATACACCAAATCGCGTCCACCGTCTCCTGCACCTGCTTGAGTGGTGATTATCTTCTTAATTACACCGAACGAATTAGAGGTAACACCAACCAGTTCTTCGCCCTCACCAACACTATACGAGATTGGATCGATACTGATACGTAACACATGTTGTCCAGTCGTATTTGCTTGGAACGTTGTGACAGTACCAACACTTGAACCGCCCGAGGTGGCAATCCTTACGGTTTCAGTCGGAGTGAATCGACGATAACCATTCACTCGCACCCAAGTGTCACCTGCCGTATTATCCACAATCGACAAGACTGTTGCATTCGCACTAGACGTAACACCAAACAGAGAATCGCCTACGTCAATATCTGCAGTGTTAGCAATATTCAAGACAGCATTTGATTGATCTCGATAGTTTACATTAGAGACTTCTTGTCCTGCTTCGGGAAATCCATAATCCACTGCAGAGAGAACAGTGTTTGCAAACTGAACCATCTGACGGTCATACCCATCAGCATATGTGACTGTTGGTGCTGATGATCCAAAGATATTATTTGAGTCAAGGCGGTTGACATTAAGAGATATTGCAAAGGTGTCGGTGATATCATTATCACCAATCACAAACGATGCAGGAGTTGAACCGTCCCCACCAATAAACTGAATAACTGTCCCACCGGGATCTGTTGATGGAGTATAACCTGATCCACCATTCACCAATGAGAAAGTAAGAGTACCACCCAAGTCTTGGGTTGAGGTTACAACTACCTTACCATACTTACCATTGAGGAGAGACTGAAGTTCTAGTATGTCACCTGCCCTGTACTCACCACCCGGAGATTGAATAGTGACATTTGAGATACCTGCTTCGACGACTGGTGCATGTCCAGTAGCACCGATGTCGGTTAGCAAGCGAACTGGTTCTAAGTGATTAAACGATCCTTTAATATTAGAAAGAAGAATCTGGTGAATATCTCGTCCTCGTATAGTGATTTGCTTGATGTCTTCCACCAACGCTTCAGCACTAGATTCAGTACCCTTGATAGTCTTGCCAATAAACTGATAGTTGCTTGGATCATAGGTTGTCACCAGATAACGATCAATCCGATAGTCGCCATCAGATACCTTGAGGATCTGTTCTGCAGGATAATCGATATCAACGTCTTCGTTATAAAGAGCGCGGAACAATAATCGATATGCCGCTTCAGTGCCTCGCGATTGGTTACCATACTTAATGTATTTGACAAGAAGTTTTTTGTCTGCTATGGCAGAAACAGGGATTGACGGTAAGAAGGTTGAAATGAAATAATCAATAAACTGATCAGTCGTAGTTTCTATATTTCGATACGACTGAAGATTGCGAATCTCATTGGTCAGTTTACCTTCCTGTTCCAAATACTCATAGTATGCTTCCATAAACGCAAGGAAGCGCGGTCCCTCTTCCTTGTAGAAATCAGGGAACTGGTTTGCAACAAGTTTTGATATCTTCTCTAATGCCATTAGACAGATTCACCTACTACCGTGATAACCGCATCTCCAGAATTCATGATCAGAATCTGTTCACGCACTGGCACGACATCAAAATTAACTGGCGCAACGGATACCTTCATTTCTATTCCTGCATAAGCAGTTGGTTTGAACTGATTGATCTTTATCTCACCAGTATTGTAATCTATAGTACCCGCTGTCGCATTAATTACAACCTTATTATTGTTTGAATCAAATCTATAGATGCGAATATTTCCTTTACCATCATCATCGATAAAGGAAGCAAATGTGTTGAAAGTAAATTGCGTAGATGTAACAGAAAGAGTCCGAACAGCATTATTGAATTTTAGATTAACCAATTCTGCCGCGTTAATGTTGGGAACGAATCGTTTCTGTAATGTTATCGATGCATCATTGTTTAGAATAGAACCTGATGTTATATTGTCCAGTGCTCTGACAAAGCGCGAGTAACGTAGACGGTTACCGAAACGTTCTAAGTTCTTCGTCGAGAAATTTGCTACAGCAGTTCGCACAGCGTTCTCTATTGCAGAGGTGGTGTCTGTAGTACGTGTAGTGTCGTAGTTTGTCTGAATCGTTGGAATCAGATATGTGTAGTCTGCATCAATAATTACTGGGTCAACTGCTAGAGGTGTACGGTCAGCAATCGATTCTTTGAGTTGTTGCTTTCTCGTCTCTGTGGTAAACTGCTCATTGAATGGTTTGGTTGCAATGTAGACCTTTCCATAGACAGCAGGGACTGCTTGCTCACCACCAAACGCAATCACCGATTGAAGGTCAGGATTTTCAGCAAGAAGGATTCGCTGATAGTCGTTATTGATAACGGCACGATTCTGTGTCTGATAATTACGAGGAGCATTAAACTTAATCGAATCAATGGTTTCCTGTGGACGACCACCCCGAGCATTTGTTGACACGGTAAGACTAACTGAAGTATAAGAAGGTACGATGCTAATCGTATCAACAGCAAAAGCACTTGCTCCATTCGTTGCGTCACCACTACATACCAAATACTCAACGATGATGATATTACCGTTGACAACTTTTTTACCTAATGACCCAGTGCCAAAGATGATCTCATACTTGCCATCATATGCTTCCTCTAAAAAGAATATGGGGGAAGTGGAATAGACTTGTTTTACATTTGTGGCACGAGTGAACTCTGTGGTTGTGGTGTCTGATGCAGACTCTTGAACCTTGACGCTAATACTTGTTGTGTCCACGTTTGCGTTTGGTAAGACATATCGTACAGGGTTAGCAGTATTAACAACAAATCGGTGAGTTAAAGGAATGCCTTCTTTGATGGTTACTGTCTTACTGAAGACTCCACTGTTGTTAATAATCGTAGTTGCTTGTGGGGTGACATAGGTGTATTGAACGTCGTCAATCGTTGTAGAAAATTTGGAGTTCTTTGGCAGGGTGAATTGAGCAACAGTCGAACTTACTCCATTGAAAGTCAGAGTCACTTCTGCTTGAGCACCAATAGCAGATACAGGAGTGTATCCCAACTCCTTTGCAAAGGACACAACAGAGTCGCGTTGCTGTGCTGTATCGAGGAACATCTCGTTCCCAATCATGTTCAGATAGTAGGCATTGTAGTGTGTATTATATGCCAAGACATCCAGAAGGACTGACATACCAGAACCCTCAAAGTCATAGTCTCTGAACTGTGTTTGAGTTGACAGATACGATTTGAGGTTGGTGCGAATATCCTCAAAGTCGAGTTCTGATACCTGTAAGTAACTGTTTGCTGATTGTGCCATTTATCGGACTCTTTCTAGGATTACATCAAGTACAACTGGGTTTGGATCGTTCACAATATAGAATGCAAGCGACGCAGTAAGCGCATTGAGATCTGGTCTTTCCTCAACCAATATATCAATGATCTCTGCGCGAGGTTCATAGTTTTCTATCACCTCTCGTATTGCGTCTTGCATCTGTTGCTTCACCATAGGCGTAAACAACTCAAATAGGTAGTTACGAATACCACACCCGACATCTGATTTGAATGGACGCTCATAGAAATCTGTGAGCACCAACGCCTTGACAGACTGGCGCACTGCTTCACGATTTGTTTTACGTGTCAGTGCTTTCGTGATGGGATGAGGGATAAAACCCAAATCGATATCACTGAAAATTTCTGTTTTCTTTTCTGCCATTCTGCGCTCTTATAAAAATACGTTGTACTATTTATGCAGAGTTTTTGATATTCTGTATCTCTGCTCGTCTTTCTTTACAGAGTTTGGCGATCTCTGCTAATGCCTTTCTCGCCCTTGTCCCTGCCGCTTTGTTGCCCTGTTGAAACTTATCGCTCTCTGCGATATAGATCTCAAAGAGACCCACTAATGCATCGTGAAAATTCATGATAAAACCCCTTGACAAATTTTCATTTTCGTGTATAATAACTATGTGGTTCTTTCAATACTAACCATTACAAAATACGTTACCCGAACCAGAGGTAACTTTGATTCCACATCCATAGGGGTCTCCCTTCCTTGCTACTGCTTTACCGTTCGCATAAACATTAGGACTACCCTTTGTAATCTTCGTTGCGTGAGTAGGACATCCTGCAGGTGGTGGTGCATATG